TTATCGTTTTATACCCAAATATTTCTTCAAATTGAATCCCATTCCGAACAATCCTAGATCCATGTAAACCTTGTCCATTCCAAAATGCCTGAATCGCTTATAATGCATATCTGCCTTCATCTGCCCAAATACAGCTTCCGGCTCTATCGGTCGCTGGCTTCTGTGTTTCAAGCCCTCTTCAGACGTTAGTAGCAGGAAGGCTTCCTTTTTATATGCATTCAGTTTATGGTTGACATATATGGTTCTGTTGCCTTTGGATTTCTTGCAGAGACTTCCAAGCGGACATCCATCACATCGTTGTGCTCTATATAATGTAATGACAGACACATAGCCGGAATCACTTTTCGTTTGCCGTTGTCCACAAGGTTCCATGTGTTGTCCCATGGGGCAGACATAATAGTCATCATCCCTGTTGTAGTAGAAGTTCGCTTGGTTGAAGGCATCCTCCTTGAAAGGCTTATGCTGTTCCTTGTGAAACCAGTTGTACTTTACATAACCCATCATCTCTTCCATCTCTAGGTACTCGTAGTTCTCCTCCGAGCCATACCCTGAGTCTGCGGTGACGCTCTTGGATTGCTTTCCATATCTTTTCTTGTACTTATCCAAAAAAGGCTTGAAGGTCAGGGTGTCTGTTGGATTGGGATAAAGGGCGAAATTCGTCCAATATTGATTCTCTGTCGCAATTTGAAGGTTATAGGCAGGCTTTGTCTGCCCATTGTTCATGGCATCTTCCTTGAGGCGCATGAAGGTCGCATCGGGATCAGTCTTGGAGTAACTGTTTCTCTCGCCCAGTATATCCAGTGATTTTTCATACTCGCACAGTTTGTCCGAGGCTTTGAACAAGTGATCTATCTGAGTATTTAGCTTTTGCTTCTCTCTTCCTGTAAGCTTTGCCTTAGGAAGGTTCTTCGCTTGCCTCTCACACAAACGTGCACTTCTCTTTATATCCTTGGCGGAAGTGGCTGGCTCGCTGTCTTCTTCCTTAATGTCACTCCCGCCATTCAGGCGAATTTGTTCTTTTATCTGAGCCAATGCAGCAGAGGTTTTTTCCAAGAGCTTAGCCCTGTTCTTTTCCACAGTCTTCTTCCATACAAACGTGTACTTGTTTGCTTTCGACTCTATCTTAGTACCATCAACATATTGTTCCTCCAGACTAATCACGCCCTTTTCAACCAATATGGAGACGACTGCATCAAAATAAAAGTCGATGCATTTAATCATATGATTGGATCTAAAGCGGTTGATTGTTGCGAAAGATAATTGCTTACCTCCACAAATCCACATATAACGAACATCGTATTTAAGTGCGTCCGCTATGCCACGACAGGAATAAACGCCATTGATATAGGCAAAAACAACTAAACTTAGAAGCATCTTCGGACTATAAGGAGGAGCACCAATCCCATCATAGGTATCCATGAGAGGGTTGATGTCCATACTGCGAACAATACGATCCACCATACGAACTTTGCTGTCTTTTGGCACATAATCATCGAAAGAGTTAGGAAAAAAGCTCAATTCATGCCGAGTTTCAGATTTTATTTGTATCTTTGCCATACTTAAAGAAGTTTTCTGCAAAGATACAATTTTTTTGCGGAAAGGCAAAGCCCGAGCTTGTGAAAGTTTGGGCTTTGTTGTAAATAAAAACAATTTTTTCAGTTCCGTATCTGGAAAAAGGAGAAAAAACGAAAAGGGTGCGCCATAGACTTATGACACACCCTCTTTTTTGTTTCTACTTCTATCCTAATAGTTGAACATGTAAGTATTCCTTACAAGTTGAGTAAGAGAGGTAAGTGATTGCCTCTCTTTTTGTTATTTATGATATTACCTCCTATCACCTTAAATCTCTGATAATCAACAACTAAAAGAAAGTGTGATAGAGTTATATTTGCTCTCCCCTATTCTTTGTACCTTTGCATCCGTAATCGATTACATAGTGTTAGTTAATATTAAGGATTTCAAAAGATTGTATTATGGAAATGACAGATGCAAAGGTCGTAGAAAAGAAAATCTACGAAGAGGGGAAAAAGCATGACGATTATGCTTCTAAGGCTACAGGTAATGCTGGTCTTACCCTTGGTATCATCGGCACAGCACTCGGTGCTGGTGCTTGGTTGCTTGGCGGTAACAACCGCAGTGTGTTTGGTTCACTCGGTGGCAGCAATATGCCTGAGAACGTGAACATCAACGCCTATGGGGCTAACGCAAGTTCAAATCAGCCAACTGCCTTGCAGGTAATGGAGAAGGAATGCGATGATGAGGTGAAGTTGCTTACCTACATGTTCGGTATGAAGCTCGACACCGCTAACAAGTTCTATGCTATGCGTGAGACGGATGTTGCCGAGAAATTCGGTCTTTACAAGTCGCAGGTAGATGCTATCAACGCTGAGAACCGCCGTGCAATGCAGGCTGAGTTTGGTTTGTACAAGTCTCAGATTGATGCTGACTTCGGTTTGTACAAGAATCAGAGAGACCAGTACGATGCGTTGCAAGCTAAGTATTGCGACCTTGACAAGAAGGTAGCCGTTATGGAAGCCCTCACTCCTTACAAGGAGAAGCTGATGATGGCTTACGTGAACGAGAAGACCTGCAACTGCTTGCGTGGTCAGTTGGTACTCCCATCTACGCCAGTAATTTCGGGCTACGGCAGCTATTGCTGTAACGGTACTGCTCCTTCCACTCCCACTACAGGAGCGTAACAGAGCAAGAAAGTCCGTAAAAAAGACTAAGAAAAAATGAGTTGGTGAGGGGTGTTTGCCCTCGTTGGTGGATGCCCTCTCACCTCTCTATAATATATCACCAACTTAAAGATATTGATTATGATGAATTTTGGGAACAGCCCTTTGCTTGATATGGGCACAAATCAGCAACAGCCGCAGATGATGGATGCCGAGCTACAGAAGATGTACGAAGCAATACAGCAGAAGCGAGCATCTATCAATATGCAAGCGCAGCAATCCGCCACCCCTTTATGGGATGAAATCGACAAGATTGAAGACAATCTTACAGGGGCGCAAAGGCAGTATTTGATGCAGAATCAGGAATACGTCAATAGCTTGCAATATGTGTCTAAGCTAGTGCAAGACGAGGAATTGCGCATCATACGTCCTCGCATTGAGAGTACTCAGCAAGGACAGGAAGCATTGAAGAAGCACTTATCTTTGATGCAAAGACTAAGAAAAGAAGTAGCGCAAGCAGAAGAACTGAAATCTGCTATGCTCAACGATTATATGACTAACCATAGTGATAAGACTTGGCAAGAATATCTCGTTTGGTACAATAAAACACATAAAGGAGAAACTAAGAAATGAACGTAACAGAATTTAAAGAGAAACTGCTTGAATCGGTGGACGTTTGGGCAGATGCAAGAATAGACGATATGGTTAAGGCTAACCCGATGCTAGCCATACCATCAGTGTATATGAAACGTGCGGCGCATAATATCATATCCAAGAATAAGGATAAATGGGATAAATCGATAGACAACGCTACCCTATTTCTTGCTGATGAGAACGGAAACATAGATACCAACACGATATTTGAAGATATGATGCAGATGCTAAAATCCGTGGAAGATTACAAATTCGATGTAGGTTTTATTCACGGACATATCGACAAAGGAGTTGTGTCTATTGACCTGCCAGATGGAATTGCCACCGCTATTCTCTTTGGAAGCAAGCGAAGCATCAACTTCACAGAGGAGGACTTTGTAGAGTTGAAAGATTTGATAATAGGTTAAAATATATAAGATATGGAAGCAAAAGAGATTATGAGTAAGTTCGATGAGCTGTATGGAATGATGGCTTCATCAACAAACGTAAAGTATATGCACGTATTTGGAGATACGATGCGTTGTATGATGCAGGATATGGCAGCCAAACACCCAGAGTTGGCGCAAGAGTATCTTGATAAGCTTTGCGCTATCAAGTGGACAAACTATCTTACGAAGAAGGAGGCTTCTGAGATTGTAAACAGTATGAATCCATCTGCAACTTGGGATATGCAGACATGGCTCAATGCTATGACTGGTCTCGGACTTGCAACAGAGGAGAAGCCTTACTACAACGATTATGCTTTGTACGTTGTCATGAATCAGGTTGTAAGCGACCACGGATGCACAATTGCAAAGATACTCGGCAAGGAAGATGTTAATGACATTGATACAGAACATCTTGTTAAGTATGCCAACCACCTTGCACTCGACTTGTTGAAAGATAAGGATGGCGTGTACGACATAAGAGAATATTTCTTGAAGTAACACTAAAAACATACGGTTATGAAAAAGGTATTTGAAAACATATTGGCAAGCAACGATATACAGACTATTAAGAATTGTGTTGCAACAATGGCTGATTGTTGCGAAGTTGGAATGAATGACGGTGTAATGCTTGATATGATGAAGCAAGTTCAATGTGAGATTGGTGAGTGCCATTTTGATGAAGAAATGGCAGACTTACATCTTTGTCTTATCGGGCAACTTCACACTAAAGACGTTGCCAAGGATTATTGGCATGAGGTCAAGAATGACAATATTACCATAAATGACTGGTGCGTTCTTTGGGGTGAAATGGTTAAAAGGAATGACGAAAAAATCAAAAAATGGTTTCCAAAAATCAACACATACGATTATGAACATAAGATTTTCGATGAGTGCATTTCTTTCTTAAATAACGGAGAATTGCCGTATCATGATTTAAAAGTATAAAGTTTTTCGTTATTCTGAATGAAGTTTCGGTTTTTTTTGCTATCTTTGCATCAAGAGACCGAAACTTTATTTTTATTTATTATTCAGGATAACAGATTATGATAGATTTATTAGATTCATCACAGATTCGGCAGATAGTGGTTACAATTTTCTCTGCTATACTTGCCTTTGCAACGCCAACTGAAGGTTTCGTGCTGGCGCTAGTAATTGCTTTCGGCTTCAACATCTTTTGTGGTATGAGGGCTGATGGAGTTAGTGTTGTACGATGCAAAAACTTTTCGGCATCAAAGTTTGTAAACGCCATACTTGAAATGTTGCTCTATCTTACAATTGACTATGTGATATATGGTATCATGATAGGCTGTAATGACGGAAATGAGGCTTTGTTTGTAATAAAGATGCTTACATACATTTTCTGCTATGTGTATCTATGCAACGCGTTCAAAAACCTCATCAAGGCATACCCTAAGAATGTAGCATTCAGAGTTATTTACTACATTTTGAGATTCGAGTTTGCAAAGGCATTGCCTAGTTATTGGAAACCGATATTGGAGAGATTGAATCAGGAGTTTGATAAAAAAGAGGAGGAAAACAAAAATGGAAGTACTAATTGATAGAGCTTGGAAAAAAGATGGCTATACTATTAGCCGTCTTTACGTTGATGGAGAGTTGTTCGGATGCAATACTCTTGAAGATGCTGATAGAGGATTGCGCCAAGATATGCAACTTGAAGAAATCAAGAAGAAAAAGGTGTACGGGCAGACTGCAATACCACGCGGCAGTTATGAATGCGTATATACCTACTCTAACAGATTCAAGAAGATGTTGCCATTACTTCTGAATGTCAAAGGATTTGAAGGAATACGCATACATAGCGGTAATTCTTCAAAAGACACTGAGGGGTGTATTCTTATCGGTAAAAACGATAAGAAAGGATGGGTTAGCGATTCTCGATTTTGGACAAACAAGCTCATTCAGACTATGAAGACAGCTTGGGATAAAAAGGAAAAAGTAACGATTGTAATTCAGTAGCTTATGAAACTGATTGATAAGATAACAAGGGTTGTAATTGCCATTGCAGTAGCAATGCTGATTCTATCAATGTTCTGTAGATGTAAGGCGAAAGAACGTGTGATAGAAAAACAGTCATACATCACAGATAAACGTAACGAGGCTAAGTGGGATTCACTCTTCAACGCAAGGCTTGTAAAGGAGCTGGAATCATACAGAGCATCGCACAAGGAATCCGTGAAGTCAACTACGAAAGAGAAGACACATATCAAGGATAGTACAGCTTCGAAGTATGACGCGAACGGCAACAAGGTTGGTGAGGATAAATTTCACTACGAATATCACGAAATATCACATGAAGACGTACAGATACTGAGAGATAGTATTTCTAGTCTTAAGGAATACAAGGATAGTGCTGCGATATATCATAGCAAGTGTGACTCCTTAATCTCAACGATAAGCGAAATATCGAAAGATAAAGTATATGTAGAGAAGCAACTATCAAAGACAGATAAAGCTTTCTTGAATATAGGTAAGATAGCGTCAGTTTGTCTTTTTATAGGTATTCTTGCATTTTTAGGTTGGATATACTGGAAGCTAAAACTACACAAACGTTCTTAGTTTTTTTTCTAATGTTTTTGTTTTGTTATTAGTTGATTTATAAACAAAAAAGGGGTGACCGCACGCGATGTGCAGCCACCCCTAAACATATAATAATGCACAGAAGTTATTCGTCAGCCAGAATAAAAGAGATTCCATACTTTTCAGTATAGTAATTCTCGTTTTTCACACGTATTGTTTGCGAATCGTAATATAATACAGTTTTGTCAACAGTTTCATAGAAATAACCATACTTTTGCCTAAGATGATACATTGCATTTTGTATGCGCTTTGGAGTGATACGAACTTTATATTTTGTATTTTGTTCTAGACCACTTCTTACACGCCACGATTCCATCTTTCTTGTATGAGTAATCTTCTTGCTCAATTTAGAATAGTCGTATGATTTTCTACCAGAAGACCTTCGTTGTCTTACGTATTCATCTATTCTTTTCTGTGTTTCTTCGGTGTGCCTAAGATGATTCTTTGCAGCACACCGAATTATAGTAGTCTTGGCAAATCCTGTAATCTCTGCTATTTCCCTTGAAGACATCGTTGGATATAACTCAATTACTTTCTCTGTAAGACCTTTTACTTTAGAGTACCATACCATAAACTAACGGTTATCACCGCTACCATGCAACTTTCCTCTTAATTGGCGAGAGTGAAGTTTGTCATAGTTCATTTTTCCTATATCACTAAGTTTGAATCCAATATCGCGAGAAAGTGTTGCGCAATACCATAGTACATCACCAATCTCTTTAGCAATTTCCAACTTCTTTTCATCTGTAAAAACAGAATTGTTATCACGCAACACTTTCTTAACCTTATCGGAAACTTCACCAGCTTCACCTGTCAATCCCAATGTAGGATAAATGATAGGGTTAGGATAAATAGCAGTCTCTAGAGCTAACTGCTGATACTCGTCTAATGTTAAATTGTTATTTTCCATTTTAATATTTAAAGTTTAAAATTCATGTTTCTTGCAAACCTTATCACAAGATGTTTCGCAATCTTTTTTGTAGCACCATCCATTGCCTAAGATGTCTTCGCATCCCATCCAAAGACAGTTACCACAACATCTTTCTTCTTTTTCCATATTACTGATGTTTTATCACTTCCAAATACTTCAATTTTGCGAATCGGTATGAGTGATATATGTCACAAAGATTTTTCACTTTTGAAGTGAAGCACAGAATGCAGCCTGTATAATCATCAAATCCTAAGATAATATACTTTTCCTCTACATAACCTGCTACGTATGCCCCGATGTCCTTACCTTTATAAAGAACTCGCTCACCCATATGAGCATTGAAAAATTCCTCGTTTGTCATACGCTACTTGAATTTAATAACAAAAAACTCAGTATCAAGCCACTTGTCGGGGCATAAGCCTTTCTTTGGCTTGCCAATGGTGATACTCTCAATCTCCTTTTCGATACGTGGACTATCCTTGCGGTAGCCGTTGATGAAGAGAACGTGGGTGTATGGCGCAGTCTTGTAGTATGGGCTAATAAAGCAATGCTTAGCCATTTCTATGCTAATACTATCCCAATTTTCAGCACATTCTTTACTCATCTTCTCAAACGGCTCTTCAAGTTCTGAGCGAACTAAAAGAAGTCGTTTTGCCCAATACCCTTTAATCACCCTATACTCTTCCTTCTTTTTGCCCGATACTACCATATCGAACCATTGCTTGTCGATGGTGAGGGTCAATATTTTCTTCTTCATCCTCCCTACCTCCTCCCAGTCTGTTGCGAGAATATCCTCAGAATCTTTGAAAACACAAGGAAAGAATTTTCCATCGCATACAGCCACAATAGTCTCAGAGACAATATGGATATAAGCTCCACATTCTTCCCAAATTACCCTTCTCACTTTCTTACCCTCCTTCATTCTTCTCAGAGCCTCAGAGAAGTCAAATATTTCCTTGCTCATTATAATTTTGCTTTAAAGTTGTAAATTGGTTTAATAACATCAATGACATCAACCGTAGGTTTGATTAACTCAACAATCTCTTCGGTTGGCTTGTATGCCATAGGTGCTTCATCAATGGTTTCTTCACAAACTGATGTGGAATAAATACCATTCATTTCATTCTTGTAAGAATCCATAGATAACTCTTTCTTCGCTTGTGTACGAGACATCAATCTACCTGCTCCATGTGGGGCTGAGCATAACCATTCCTTGTTTCCTTTACCTTTACAGATAAGAGAACCGTCACGCATATTCATAGGAATAATGACAATCTCGTCTTTCTTTGCACTGATAGCTCCTTTTCGCAATATGCCCTTGTCTGTATCTATATAGTTGTGAATGGTTGTAAAAGAATGCTTGTCTGAATTTGGGTCAATATCCACACCTAGAGCATTGGCGAGTCTGTTAGCTATAATTCTTCTATTATGCTCGGCATACTTCTGAACTATACGCATATCATTTAAGTAATCATCAAGCAAATCGCCCTCCAAGTAAGAAAGTTCCTTGCTAATATTTCTAGTACCTAACAACTTGATAGCACTCTGTATTTCCTTTTCTCTTCCTTCGCTTTTCAACTTGGCAATAACCTCAGACTTATCAGCTATTTTCTTACGACAATACTCGTAGGCAAGTTTTTGGTAATAGTTGCATACCCTAACACCAAGGTTTCTACTTCCTGTATGTATCACAAGAAACTTCTCTCCTTCTTCATTTGCATCTAACTCAATAAAGTGATTGCCACCGCCAAGACTTCCAACAGAACGATATACTATTTCCATGCTGGTAAGACAATCCCAAGCACGGAATTTGCCAAACATACAACCATCAACCAATCCGTTTATGTAGGCTGATACTTCTCCCTCGTTGACATTAAAACCAGACGGAATCAACTTATTGACTGCTTCATCAAATTTCTGCAAGTCAATATCAACTTTACCAAGTCTTACGACTTTCATGCCGCAGCCTATATCTACTCCAACAGTGTTAGGAACTACTCTGTTATCAAGCTCTATTACCGTGCCAATAGTGCATCCTTTACCTGCATGGCAATCTGGCATTATTCTTATTTTACAACTATTGTAAGCCTCGCTATTAGATAGGGTTTCTATCTGTTTGATAGCTTCATCTTCTATTGTCTTTGCGAAAATCTTTGTAAACTCATTCATATCTTGTTCGTCTAAAATTATTCGTTTCTCCATACACTATTTTATCTTACAATTATCATAACTTTCCAATCAAATGATGGTCGTGCTTATCGAAAGCAATTCCATACTTGAACATTTCTTCAAAAAGCATAAGACGCTCCTCGTTGGTAGCCAACCGAGTAAATTTCTTTTTATCCTCGGTCATTGTGAAATGCGAGCCTACCATTAAATTCTTATCTTCCTTATGGAGATAAAGATAGCAGAACAGATTGTGACACTCTGGTTTCCAATGCTTACATAACACAATCCAATCATTATTTATCACAACTATATTGCCTTCAGAAACAATATCTTCAAACATATTATTTTCCATAAGCTATAATTCTTCTTTTTCAAATTCACTCTTTGGAACAAGATAACAAACTTCTGCACCATAGGAACGTTCTACGCCTTTTAAGGGCATTTCCTTTTCTAAAATATCATGTACCTTCGTGCCTTTTCTAACACTAATAGATATATAATCATATCCATAATTTGCTAGTAATGGCGAGTTGTTTGCCATATACACCTTGCCATTTTTACCAAGATTACTATGATTTCTTGCAGGCTGGTAGTACAACCCGCTAGCCTTATGCTTGATTCTGTAAGGTTTTGCCATAACTACTTACTTTTAAGTTCTTCAATTCTTTTATCACAATTCTTTATCATTCGTCTGAAGAAATTTTTTCTCTTCTCCATGACGAAGATTCGGTCGTACTTACCAACATAATAATCTCCTGACAAGAGGTCATTAATGTATATTCGTACTACTTCTTGCGACCAGTTATCTATAAATAGATAATAGGTTTCACGATTAGGGTGTACCATAAGGTACTCGTAGAAGTGGAAATTATCATTTTTAATAAATGTCACTCCGCAACCTTTTGTTAACTGACTTATGTCTTTTAATACTTCCATATCTATTTCTCCTTTGCTTTAACATTATACACTCCGTTTATAACTTCTACATCGTAGCAATCGGGGCAATAATGCTTACCATCTATCATTTCCCAGTCTGAGTAGTCTCCAATATCAGTACTCTTGTCGCAGAATAACGCGGAGCAAGTATCTGTACCGCCAAATACTTTTCCGCATCTATCGCAAACAATCTGATACATCGTAATCGGTCTATACATAAGCTATTCTTCGTTACATAAAGTTTCTACAACCTTTGTTCTTGTGGTTTTTGTTGCAGGGTCATATTCGTCATGAAAAGCCTTTGCCACACCTTTTTTATTGGTAAAATAAACAACTCTACCACCATCATAGAAACGATATACGGTTATACCATCCACAACAAATAGCTTCTCTACCTTAATTTCATTAATAGAGTCTAATGTTGGAACATTAACTCCTTTGTTCTCGTTGCAAGAAACGAGCAGGAATATTATAACCGATACAAATAATAATATAATCTTCTTCATACGCTATTTTTTTCTATCGAATTTATTACCAATAACAACCATATATTCAGAAGAGTAGTGAAATAAGAAATCTTGCCCAAAACAGAAAGCAGCAGCTTTACTATCCCAATTAATATCGCCTATTCTCTCGGCATTGTTATCTTTGTATGTAACTATATCCCCTTCATAGATAGGTGTTCCATTCTTATCTTTCAGTCCTGTGAACTGGCAGACTGTAGAAGGGTCAACCTGATGTGCCTCGTTTCTATTAAGCATTGATTCACTCTGCCTATCCTCGATGATGTAAGTGTTACCACATTCAGCATAGAAGTAACCTTCTGCCCAAGTGTTATTGTCAAGACGTTTAGCCTTAAACTTTATGTTTTCTGTTTTCATAAGCTACTTCTTTTTCCAATATTTACCAATTAAATAACCGATAACTCCACCCATAAAAGCTATAAATAGAACAACTATGGTAAGTATAACATAAAATCCAAACATAAGCTATTCTTATTTAAGTTCTACTGGTTCATCGCTCCAAGACAATTCTCTTCCGATGAGTTTCTTGATGCTACCACTACAAAGAGAAATCTCAGTAAATGTATCTTTCCAACCATAATAGTTATCTTCATCCGTCACTCTTATTGGCTTACACATTGAGATAAATTCTCTTCCTTGTTTTGTTACTGCTACCCATGCCATAACTATTTCTCCACTTTTACACCGAACGGAGTTCCGTCGGCAAATAACAAATTCTTAAAGCTATTTTCAAATGTCTCATCTTCATATCCACGGAAGTGACAGCCATTAGTAACTAAGCATGTAAATGCACGATGTGTTTGATAATTAGCAAAGTACTTATCTTTAACAACACCAAACGGCTGATGCTTTAACATTTCTTGCCAGCACTCTTCTGCATCCTTGAATGGACGGTACTTTGGTTCTGGCTTAATTCGGTACTCTATATTATCCCAGTACCCTATTTCCTTTATTTCCGTCCAATCATTCGGGACACTTATGCCTTTTACGGCACTCGGTTTTGTCCTACACTCAATCACTTTTCCTTCTGCAAAAACTTGCAGAATAGGATAAAATTCTTTAGCTTGATTTCTGTCCATAATCAATCCTCCATTATAATTCTTCATACATTTTTTGATGCTGTTCTAAACTCTTTGTAAGTCTCTCAATAGCCATATCTTTCAATTCTTTAAAAGATATGAACCTAAAAATGGAAGTTTTTTCATACCCAATGCATCCTAGCCCATTAGACAATGTGATGGTTTCTTCTGTTGCATCTACAGCTTCCTTCCAATACTTAAGAGCTTTCTTGTCTTTTTCAATTAAACTTCTTAAGTTTGTAGCTTTGTTATAAATTTCTTCTGTCATATCAATCCTCCAATTCTTTAAGTGCATCCTCAATATTGCCCATAGCCTTCCAAAGAAGGATATGCTGAGTAGCACCACCTTTATTGTATGTATCTAACTGCGTAAATGCGTCAGTTAACAACTGATAAACTTTATCCAAATCTTGCATACTCACTCCTCCAACTCTTTAAGTGCATATTCAAGTAAATCGTCTGCTTTATCAAGCAAATTACTATCCAAAGTATCATTGTACTCACCTATTGCACATTGTGCTGTGAATATCAAATCCTTTAATCTTTCTTTGCTCATTGTTTATCCTCTTTATGATTACATGTTGCTTGGTCTCCTTCATAGTAAGGAGCACCGACTTTAGGTAATATCTGAGTGTTCATATTGCAGGAACATTGTATTACCCAAGGTGCGTTTACCTTTCCACATCTAGGGCATATCCATCCTTCTTGTGCCATAACTATTCCTCCTTTTCTTCTAATATTTTTCTTATTTTCGAAAGCTCTTTGGCTATATTGTCAATACTTACCATTATTCCAATAAGAACAAATGCCACAAAACATATTGCTAAATCCATATCTATTCCTCCTCAATCAATGATTACCATTTCTCTACCATCAATATTAGCGTGCTTTAGACATTTTATATCTCTTATCCAACTCTGGCTGTCTGTTCTAACAACAAGAGTTTCTGAACCACACTTAGCAATCATAGAAACAATTTCTTTCTGTAAATTCATTAAAGTCATAATTATATTCTCTTCTCTTTTTACCCTCTCCCTGTTGCCAAGGAGAGGGTGGTTAGTTACTCAGTTACTTCAACAAACTTTCTGTTTTTAAGTTGATACCAAGTATCAGCCTTGATATTCTCTCCATCAACGTACTCAGTCTTAACATATACTGGAACATCACGTTTCTTTTCATCGCTCCATTTCCATTCTGCCAGCGTTATCCATGAGCCCACCTTTGCTTTTGCTCTGGAACTATTGCTAGCACACATGATAACGGAATCTTCTCCAGTGCTATCAATCTGAGCATAGTTGCCCGATGAGCCAATCTGAGCATAGTCGCCCGATGAGCCAATCTGAGCATAGTTGCCCGATGAGCCAATCTTAGCATAGTCGCCCGATGAGCCAATCTGAGCAGAGTTGCCCGATGAGCCAATCTTAGCATAGTCGCCCGATGAGCCAATCTTAGCATAGTTGCCCGATGAGCCAATCTTAGCAGAGTTGCCCGATGAGCCAATCTGAGCAGAGTTGCCCGATGAGCCAATCTGAGCAGAGTTGCCCGATGAGCCAATCTTAGCAGAGTTGCCCGATGAGCCAATCTTAGCATAGTCGCCCGATGAGCCAATCTTAGCATAGTCGCCCGATGAGCCAATCTGTTTTCTTCTATCTCCGTTGTCGTTTAATACACCATCTGCCTTAACTTTAGATGGTGATGTTATATCTTTCAGCCACTCGACTCCGATATTTATGATGTCAGCCAGCTTCAATTCAGCCTTAATCTTAATGTGCGAAGAGCATACCTTTGTCGAATTTTCTTCTTTCTCAATCTTACCAGACTGTTCTACCTCTGCATAGCGAGAGTTAAGCATATCGTAGTAGTTCCACACTTCAATTGGAGACTTGCAAGCGTGGAAACCTCGGTTACAACACTTGATTTCTCCGTCCATTTCATACTCTTTTCCAACTTCGTACTGGAATCCACGGCATTGCATATTCTTGTCGAAAGCCTTGTACGAGGTGATAACTTTTTTACTCATATTACTATTTATTTATATCCTTTGCAGGATGGTTAATCAATCTTCTTGATGCTATCAATTTCAATATTCCATAGTACAAACTCTCTATTTGAGCGAGTTCCATCTTTCTTAGCAGGGTTGATTCTTACTTCTATCTCACCATTATAGCCACTGTAACATCGTTTAGGGACGATGCTTGTAATCCAACAAACATCACATCTAGAGCAGCTAACTTTGTCGCCAACCTTGTATGGAAGATTTTCGATGTAATCATTTACGTAAGAACAAATCTCATCGTTAGCATCATTGATAATGCTTAGTTGTTTGGCAACCTTTACTTTTAATTCTTCTTTTGTCATATCTTTAAATTTATGCCTCAAAGGCAATTAATAATTGCGTCTTATCTCAACTTTCCACTCCTTAGAAGAGAACTTCTTTTTGAGGTTTTTAATTAAACTCTCTATATCTTCAAGAGATTCAAAGGCATTAACTAAATCCCCTGCTTGATACCAATATCCCCATCTGTCTGGTTGCTTATCTATCTCCTTTTGAGTGAGTGGTCTAACAAACTCCCCTTTGATGGTTTGATATTCATTTGGAATTTCAATTCCACCCAAATATCCACTTACCGAGCTGTTACCACACACATTGCTTACTTTAATATACAATTTTGCGTAATAATGTATTGCGTCACCACAAAGACCACAAAAAGAACTAATTAAGATATTCATGCGTCTTTTTTTGTCTTTAGTATAGCTACCCATAGTTGTATATGTTTTACCAGAGAGATTAAACTGAAATCCTTCTCCAATATTCTGAGGAATAGCCCCAGTTATCTTAGATATATCAAATCCATTTTCTATTCGTAAATAGCTGTTTGTATTCATACGCTTTACTTTTCAAGTTTCTCAATCAATGCCTTAATCTCATTATAAGCAAGAATATCTGTGCTTCTACAGAGGTTGCCAATATTCTTCAGTTCCATGATTATCTCATGATTAGTAGGCACACCATGCTTCTTTCTTACCCATTCAATGAACTCGGGAATTACAATATTAGCGCTTTCCAATGTCTTACCTACTCTGCCATTGTATGACAGAAGGTAGTAGTTCCTTCTTGTGAGGAACCACCACAAAGCAACTAACCTATATTTGATACTTAATAATTTCTGTTTCATTTTCTTACTCCTTTCTTTTTAGGAACATACTCATCCAACTTTTCGTTAAACTCATAGCAGTCTGGGCAGTAGTGCTTATCGCCTATCTCTGCCCATTCGCTTTCCATTGCTTGCTCTTTTGCAGTTCCTTCGTCAAACCAAGCCACAATGCCATTAAACTCATCAATGAAGGTCTTTCCACATCTGTCACAAATGACAGAGTACATAGTAACTGGCTTAATCATGATTGCCTCCTTCCTTTGGGAATAAATCGGATATATAACACCAGCATTTCCAGCCCATACCATCTTTACCATAATTGGAAAGCATTTCATAAACAAAAGAGATTTTAAATATATCAATTTTGCCACTATTGTATACTACTAAGCATTTTCCATTTCGTAGTAGAGGTTTTTCACTAGCAGGATGCCACAAGTCATTAAGGAATTCACAGATTGCCCACTTGGCACCAGTTTTAAAAGCACATTCACTTATTGCTGATTCTGCATAGCGTTCTGCAAATGTCCGCTTTGGAATGTGTTTCTTCTCCAATTCTTTTTCAACTTTCTCGTTGTACTTTTTGAAAGCAGCTTCTATTTTCTTATCGTCTATCATGATTATTTCACTCTTTTGAATTGAACATTCTTTCCGTCTTTTCGCTCATTTGATGCGCACTTGATTCGATTACACATTTCTATATTGATAATGTTTGCAATTTCATCAAAGAAACAACCACTACAATCAGCTTCCTTGGTATCAACTACCTTTAACACGACTTCTGCGCCAATAGGTAAATCTTCCATAATTAAACCTCCTCATTGTATTTATAGACAAGCCCGACAACCAAATTGACAAATTCGTGATTTGTCATAGCTCTAGTGTCTGTATTACCAAGTCTCAGCTCATCAATGATACGTTCTGCAACCTTTTTGATGTGCCCCATCTTAGACAGAGGAAAACGCTCAATGTCGGCAGCCTTATCAAGATGAAAGCACTCACGAAGGTAAGTACCACGGATATGTTCGATTGTCGAACTTTCGCGAGTGACAACCCATACGCCCTCTTCTAGAGGACTATACGAGAGCATACTAACAGGTTCATACTTTCCATTTATCTTTCTGTAGAAAGTCTTCGATATATCAAGGTCAGGAATCTTGTATTCCTGATAGCGACCTTTACTGTTCTTTGTGTACAGCGTTGGAATCTTTTTCATTTTTCTTACGTTTTAAGTTAGCTATTCTAGTCTCTCTGAGATATTCCTCAGATTTCTTCAATCCGAGTTTCTTAGCTTGTTTAGCGACCGCGTAAACGCTTCTGCCAACTATTCTAGCAATATCTTTGTTAGAGGATTCTGGGTAACCTGTTTTCAATGCTCTTAATTGAGCTTCATTCCAAGGAGTGCCAGTGTTATCTTGTGCGTCTTCTCCATCTACGATAATTCCGTTTATATCAAGATTAAGACCACTGAATATACAAGCATCTGCAAGTGCTTTTTCGGCACGTTTATAATCAAGCACCTTTTTCCCGATGATTTCGAATCCGAGAGAGAGTTTGTCAGGGCACTCTGAAAACACTTTCTTATCTACAGATTCAGGATATATAGCTTCCACTGCATTACGCATACGAGAATGAACGCCCTTAATTGGAATAATAAAGTATTCTGCAATATTGGTTGCCCAAGAACCATTATATTCATCCATTGTCTTTCTAAATGCAGAAACAGAAGATTCAAGCATTCCGCTCAATATTCCAGACATAATAGTCATTGTGTACATCTTATGCCTTTCAATATGATGCTTTGAAAATTGGTTATCTAACGCATAATAACATTTCCTTACATCATCTTGTAGATTGAACTTGATGATAAAAGTAAGCTTATCCCATATCTCAGACATGCCGTCAGCTTTCATTCGTTCTTTGAATAAGTCAATCAGTTCATCTGAAAATTCCTTCGCTTCTGTCATTCTTCTCTTTACGTCAAACTTAAATAGCTTTTCATCTTCCGATACCAGTTTAAATGTTTCATCTATGTTAGACTTGACAATTTTAGCAAAGCCGCCTACCATCGAGTAGAAAAGCATGTAGAGTTTGCTTATCTGTTCTTTCGATGGAACTGCAAGAGGAACACCTGCGAGTACACACGAATTATTTGGATTCCAATTTGTCTGCATACTATTTAAGAAAGACTTTAAACACACCACCTATTGCATTATCAACACTAATGCCTTCTGTTAAAAAATCACTTTTGAGAATATCATCAATAGAGTAACTCCAATCGCAACTACCTGTAAGACCACCCCAAGGGCGAAATGTCTTAAAACCAGATGAAACATTATTGGCTGTATCGTAACTGTACACATGTTTATTATAAAGTTTAGCAATTCTTTTGTCGTGATTAGATAATCCGTCCAAAGGAATCCAATTAACGTAATATTTTAGAGACAACGTAATTCTATCAGCGGTTGCATCAATGTAAAAGTCGCTACCACACTCGCCAAATTTATCATTGGTAACATGTACGTTTCCATACATATATTCTATCGCATTCATCTTTTTTACCGCTAATCTTTTCATTAGACTTTCAGCAATACCTCTTTGCTTTCTTTGCTCAACAAAAGATTTAAGAAGTTCTTGTTGCAGCAGTCCGCATTCTGTAGTTGCTTGTGCGGACAAATTATTGATTACCATTCCGTCCATATTACTTTGATTTAATGTTTCCGTATGCAGCATAGAAGCTATCGAGCTGCTGTGTTGCGTGTGCCAGCTTCTGATTGTAGTTATCTCGCTCTGCCCTTGCCTTAGAAATAAAGACGAAGCTAACTATGAACGATATTACTATCGTTACCACGATGAACAACCAGGGCAGCTTGTGAACTGCCTTATTGATTGCTCTTCCTATATTTCTTAGGATAACCCAAGAATAAACACCTATGAACACTACCGCTTGTTTTGTGGTCGCGTTCTCAATACGTTCTTTCTGCGTCATTTTGAGATATTTTTTATTAATGATTATATGTGACAATCATACATCGTTAGAAGAGTGTCAGGGGGAAGTGATGCAAGAAGTTGTTTCACTTCTTCGCTCCATGCATCTTTGTCTTTTTCGTCTGATACTACGTCAAACCAACCCATTTTGCCACGCTCGTACCATTTTCCGTCTTTAACGACAGCGAATACTTTTATATCTTCAATATTTGATATATCCTTTATGCGAGCTTGGTCGCAACGACCTTCTGCCCTTAGTTGTTTGAGATAGTCAAGCTCTTCTTTCGAATAGAATGCTGCAATTTTAGGATAGAACAATGGAGCATACATTGATATATCCTTTAATTTAAGTCTTCCTGCATATCTACCACCCATCTGATACCAATCCCATTTAGCATCATTATTATAGGTGCGCCAAACACTACCGTCCTCATGTATCTCAATATTCTCGCTTCCATCATCTATATCCATACGGTAATATTTCACGGCATCCTCGTACATCTGTTCGTCCGTCCAGTTAAGATGCTTTGGAAATTCGTTCTCGATATAATTTGCATGTTCCTTGCTACAGTTGGCAAGATATGCATCTTTATCTTGTAGGAACACATCATAGTAATTCTTTTTGTATTTCTCAATCTCCTTACGTTTCTCGCTAATAAGCTGCTCTTTGGTCATATATAAATGCATAGGCAGCTCTAGATTTTCATCATACTTGGCGAGTTGTTTCTCTGGCTCATTGCCAATTACCAATGTTAAAAAATGACTCATATTTATCTATATATTAATTCGTTTTCAATTCTAGAATTCACTTGGTTCGGTTGCACCAGTTATCGGTAGATTTCCAATAACCAGCTAACCATATTTCTTTTGGTGTCGCGTCAGGATGCTCACTGAGCCATTCCTCTGCCATTTTACTTACGTCTGCCATTTTGGTCTCGTTTTGATTCTTTTTCAAGTTTTCTTTTTAGATTTTCAAGAGGTGATTTTTCAATATCAACACCCTTTAAGCGGCAATGTTCTTCGTAGGATATTGCTTTTCTTCTAGATTCCTCATCTTCTTTCTTTTGTTTCTCGGCTAACTTCTGAGAATCAATTTCTGCTCTCTTTTCGTATAGCTTACACATATACTTGTCGAGCGCAATAAAAAGTCTCTGAGGATTCACGGTCTTTCCTACATAGATTTCTCCATACTCACCCATAGAAAACTCGTAGAAGAATCTAGTAAGCTCACTAGGCGTAAGGTGATAGTATTCTTGTCTGATACGCTGTGCCATAGCCTTGAACTGGTAAGGAGTAGTTGCGTCGATAGCTCCAATAACCAAAAATAAGTCGATGAGCATCATCTTAATCCAGAACTGGCTTGCACCATCTTTAAAGTACTTATCAATACTAACTAACGACATACCGCCTCTAGCTACAGAATCATATACAGATGTAATTGCATCTGTTCGATTTTGCAAGGTAGGATATTTGTCCAGGAATAGCGCATATTGTCCACCGTATTTTTCCACCGCTTGCTTGCATTCAGTCGGCAAGGATTGAATTAATCTTGTTGAAAGTTCGTTGCTGTTGTTCATAACTATTTGCACTATTATTTTTAGGAGCGAACAACCCTGTATAGTTGTTGCCCATGGAATACTCAACGATAACTTTTGCGTATTCGGGATTTCCGCTTGACAACTGTAGAAGTTTCTTTTTAAGAGCCTCTAACCCACGTGGCTTGTAAGTCTGACGTTTTTCTTTCTTGTACGCGAGCCACATTTCAAGAGCTTCTTTGCAAGGATAATATTCTTCTTGTTTTTGCTCTGTAGTAATCTCGAAATCCGACAAATCGTTTCCTAACGAAAATGCAGCACCCATACAAAATATTTTCTGTTTCTCTGCGTCATTAGGAAACAATTCGCTAGATTTCTGACGTATGTTAGTTGGTAACATCATAAGCTTATTGTATGTAATTTTGTTGTCTTTATATCATGCTGAATATGAAGTAGTGCGATATATTCATCAGAATCAGGAAAATCAAATCCAGCTTCCTCTTTTGCCCACGATTTGAAATCAGAAATTGATTTGCTCATTTCGTCTTTTGTAAGGTCGGCAGAAGAACGAAGATACTTATAGCATTCTCCTGTGAATTTATCAATCCCTTCTCTGAGGAATATATCTTTGTTCACTACCAGCTTATAGTAATGTGTCTTAACTTCGTCTAGAGTGTAGCCGTATTGAAGCGCAAAGGCAGATAGAAGTAAATGAAGGTAGGCATTCTGATTTAAGGAACGCCCACGCTTCTCTTTTAATTCTACCATAGCACATTTTTTCTCCAACTCGGTTACTTTTGCTCTAAACTTTTCTAGCTCAAACACATTTTTTAGATTGAACCACATAAGCGTTGAATGCTCGTTTGATTAACTCTACGCTAGAATGGTAAATCATCAGGGTCAGATGATGGAGCAGCAGATTGTGGCTGCTGCGGTTGTGCAGGTGGAGTGTAAGGTGCAGATGGTTGTGCTACCCCCGCTGGTGCTTGTGCAGTAGCTTGTTGTGACACCTTAGTAACATTCCAAGCACGAATCTGATTAAAATATCTGCCCTGATATTCATGTGCATCAATATCAAAGCTAACGTTAATAACCTCACCGAACTGAATACCAAAACTAGCAATTCTATCCGCTCCAAAAACATCAAAAGCCATCTTCTTAGGATATTGCTCTTGTGTTTCTATTACATAGGTCTGCGATTTCCACTCACCTCTTGCAGATACGCCGCTTCTTTCAGGTAAAACGGCAATAACTTTTCCTTGAATTTCCATTATTTTTTATTTAAAGAATTTTGTAAAACCAAATCAGCCAACTCATCAAAGTAGGCAACATCCTTAATAGCGGAATCTTGTTCACCAGTAACCTTTGATGCTATAGAACCTTTCTTCATAATCAAGCTATAAAGATAACTGTCAATAGTATCAATTCCCATCAGAATCCACGATGTAACAGCATTTTTCTGTCCGTTACGATAAGCACGGCATTCACACTGAGATAAGTCTGCCATCGTCCAAGGTAGCTCCGTGAATACGACATTCGATGAAGCCGTAAGAGTTAATCCTACACCAGCAGCCTTAATGGAACAGATGATTATTCTCTTTTTCTTAGCTTGGAAAGAGTCAATAGCCCATTGTTTCTGCTGCTGATTATCAGAGCCAGTAACGGAACATACCTCACAAGGAAACTCCTTTTTGATTGCATCAACAACATCACGATGTTCTGCAAACACAATTATCTGTTCTTCCGTATCATGTAGAAACTCGATTGTTGCTTTCATCTTTCCCTTTCCAGATATAGAACGAAGATTCATAAATTTAACTAATGCCTTCATTCGTAGCTTTTTTCTAGCTTCATCCTCAGAGCAATTCTTATATTCAAGAAGGAATGTAAGCAAGTCTTTTTGGCAAGTATCATACTCTTCTTGTGTTTCAGAATCAAGAGCAACACTAATTGTTGTTCTTGTTAGTTCAGGCAAATCTTTGAGCACATCTTTCTTTTCTCTGCGAAAGTAACATGTTTCGTGAATCTTTTGATTAAGCTCTTCGAGATTCTCGTTTTCTCCATATCTATTACAGAACTCGCCATATCCGCCAAATTCATCAATTCTACCAAGAATAGCCAACTGGCAAGCCATATCAGTAGCATGGTTAACCACAGGCGTACCAGTCAGCTCGTAGATATATTCCTTACCTTGGCAAATACCCATTATTATTTTTGACTGCCTTGTCGTTGGGTCTTTAACTCTTGCAGACTCATCAATAATGACCGATTTCAGAATATCGACCTCATTCCTAAAAATGAAATTTTTAAGCTTTAACGGCTTTTCTCCGAGTGATACAACGAAATATTTAGCAAGAGACTCGTAATTGCATATAACCACATCATACAAATCCATCTTAGTAAGATGATAGCCGTATGTTGCGTTTACAGAATCCGTAAGAATAAGCGGACGAAGATTTGTGAATCTCTTGATTTCACGTTCCCAATTGACTTTGAGGGCAGCAGGGCAAATAACCAAGCAAGGAGTCGCTTTTGCACGTTCAATGGCAACAATAGACTGAATCGTTTTGCCCGTTCCCATGTCATCCCCATTTATGCAACGCTTCATAGCAAGTTCCATGCGTACACCCTCTTCTTGATAATCGTATAATTTTGGTTTATCTGACATAATAATAATTATAATAAACACCACATTCTGAAAGCCCATTCAAGAGCCTTCTCTCTACCACGCAAATACAACTCGTCACCACGTTCAATCTTTTTGTAGAATACTTTCTTCTTAGTCTTTGAAACTGCAAAGATAAAGTCTTGATTTCCATATCTAGGGTCAATGCTGTGCGTCAAGTCCATATACCATGCACGGCTTCTATCCCAGTCCACGAAATCAATCTGCGCTTCAAATTGTTCTTGTGACGTAGCTGCGGTAGTCTTCAAGTCACCGCCAAACTCGCCAAGCCACCAGTCGAACTTACATCGCACAGGCAGTTCAAACTCGAAACCTTGATATTCCATCTTCATGTGTGGATTGATAAATGTTTTCTGACCGACCGCATTTTTCAAAACAAAATCAAGAAATCTGTCCTTTGTTGCTTGTTTCTTTAAAACTGCAAGTCTGTCTAATCCCCATTTCCAATCCTTCTCTGTATATTTCTCATCATCAACCGTCATAGCGTAATGATTACACTTTTCTGGTTCAGTAACGAGAGCATCAACGAGAGTACCAAGATGGAATGCCTTTTTCTTGTCTGATTCCTTAACGAAGTTAAGCTGTGGGTTAAGAGCAAACTTCAATGCGGTGAGGTCTGAGTTGGAAACCTCACCACGTGAATAATAAGGGTCAAACGGTTGCTCTGCCATATTACTTAGCTGTTACTTCATCCTCATATTTAATATAAGGAGAAACGATATACTCTTCCTCATTGTTAGCATGTTTCTCGCAAGCCTTGCGCATAAACTCCAACCTAGAAGCAAGTTTGTCAGGTGACATAGAAGAACCCTCAATCGTCCACCACTGCTGAATAATATCGAGCCAAGCGTTTTTGTCAGTAACAACAAGACGTTTTGTAACCTTTATTTTCTGCTTACTTGTGTTGTCAACAGAAGTCTGAGCGAAGAGCGATTGGGCTTGTGCAGTAGCACGTTGTGCAGCGTTTTCAGCATCACGTTTCTCTTGCTCTGCTGCAAGCTTGCGTTGTTGTTCTTCCTTGGCTGCTTCATCAACCTTACGGATAGCCTCTTCTTTAGCCTTACGTTCAGCCTCTAGTGCGGCAGCTTCGGCTTCCTTACGTTTGCGCTCCTCCTCGGCAGCTTTCAGTTCTGCCTCCTTGCGTTTGCGCTCCTCCTCGGCAGCTTTCAGTTCTGCTTCCTTGCGTTTGCGCTCCTCCTCATCTTTGATGCGTTGGATTTCTTCTTGCTTTTTGCGCTCTTCCTCGGCAGCCTTACGTGCTTCCTCTTCCTTGCGTTTGCGTTCCTCTTCTGCCTTACGTGCTTCCTCTTCCTTACGTTTGCGTTCCTCTTCTGCCTTCTTGATTTCAAGAAGTTCAGCAATCTTAGAATCAAACTTCATAAGGAGTTCGTCACGTGTAGTAGTAACAGTCTGCTTATAAGACGCAAGCAACGATGCGGAAATTTCCTTGTATGCGCCGTTCATAATATCCTTTGCGTCATTCTCCTCAATTTCAGAAGAGTATGAAGGCTTATTATTAACGAACAGATGCCCGAGGTCAAGAACATCAGAGCACTCTGTAATACGTTTCTTAACTTCATCCTTATTATCAAGGGTGAGAAGAGAGAACGTATTATTAAGTGAGTTGATAGCAGCAGAAGAATGCTCAGTAAGAAGATTGTTGAGCGTATCAATAGTATCAGTCTTCAACTTAATCTTAGCCTCCTTAATGCGCTCTTGTCGCAAGCGTTCTTGCTCTGCTTTCTTCTGCTGTTCTAGCTTGTAGGCAGCATACTCATTGCGCTTTTCCTGAATCTTATAGACAACAGAATCTGTATTCTTGGCAGAGATAAGGCTCTCCATCATCGTAAATCCTTTACGGACAATATCGAACACTTGGGTAACACCCTTACGTTTCTCCGTCATTGCTTTCTCTGTCAGTTTAGCCTTCTTGATAAATTCAGCAGCTTTCTCGTCAAGAGCATCATTCATACCAGACGCACTAATATCAGACAGAAGAGATTCACCTGCCTGAACACATGCCTCATAAGACTTTCTGTTAGCTTGCACCGCATTTTCCGTATCGGATTTGAGCGTTGCAATCTGTCTTGTAATATTGTTTGCTTGTTGTTGTACCAACTGCAATTCTGTATTTTCAGCCATACTTTATAAATTAAAATGGAGAATCATCGTCAACCTTTGCCTTAACACCATTTTTCTGTGTCTCATTTTGCGAAGCACCAAAAGCCTCTTGTTGTTGCTGTTGTTGAGGTTGGCTATCAACATCAGCTTGCAACATACCACCAAGACCGACAGGTAACTTAGGATAAGTCTTAAAAGCATGCTTACAAGTCTTAGAGATAAGGAATCCTGTATCAATATCCTTGAAGTACATTTTACCATCTTTACCAGTATAACAACCGCCATATAGAGCGTTAGCCTTGTGGTCTTGACCGCCAAATTTAGCAGAATATTCACGCAATCTGTCGACACCTTCACGGTCAAGAACGAAGTAATCGTATGAGTTATTTGGAAGGATAATCTTTACGTAACAAGCAACGATACGTGAATTTGCTGGTCGTGGATAGGTCTTCACATAATCAACAAATTTATGACCGTCACGCTCACCGAAGCGGAAATCATCGCAATCATATACCACTACAGGGTTGTCACATCGAAGAATCTGACCAGCCCTTTGACGAAGAAGAATCTCACCATATCCTGTATATGTAATCTTAGCCGTATAAGTTGATTGTCGGGTGTTCTTGTCGTAGTTGCTATAACCCATAAGGTAACAGAGTGTTGCAGTTCCCTTTTCGAGAGACAATCCGTTAATCGCCAAGTTCATGAAGGCATCGTGAATATTCAACGATGTAGCTTTTTCGAGATAGCCCTTAAATGAGCCGTTGAGAAGCTCATTATTAAACAGAATCTTCTGTTCTTCAAAGAACACTTCTCCACCCTCTCCGAACTTCTGATTGTACACCTCAATAAACTTATCTCTTGCCAAGTCGCAAATCTGATTATGAGGCGCTTTATTTAACTGTTCTATATCCATTTGTATAGATTTTAAAATTAATGTACTCTATCAATATAACTAAAGTACGTCTCCACCATTACCGAGCCAGTAGATGTAGGTCTTTCGTAATAATGTGGTATTGTACCTAACTTTCTGCCATCACCATCTTGGTAATTCAGAAAAATAGCTCTAGCCGCCACTTCTCTTGACTTGTTTGCAGTAAGTTCCATCAAGCAAGCATGTAACTTGCGTTGATGGATTACTGCATTAGCCATTTTTGACGGCATAGACGCTATAAGTTTGTCGATTCTACTCATTCTTTTCCTCTTTATTTTTGGAAGATGGAGCGTGATGTTCGAATACATCGAAGACATGAGTTTCGTTAAGACCTACAATGTCGTAATCAATCATTGTCTTCCCCATCACCTCATCAACGTATCGAAGAGCACGTGCTAACGACTTAGCCTGAACCAAGTAAGTAACGTTAGAACGCTTCTCCTTTTCGGATTTCTCATCAATAGTGATAAACTGACACTTTGCCTTGTACCACTTATCATCATCATCCAAGTCAGAGAAGAAAATCTCGCCATAGTTAGTTTTCTTTGCGCTTGTAACGGCAGAATCGCCACTAATATAGCAACTCATTTCATCAATGATAGATGTTTCTGCCTCGGTGCAAGAAAGCGCATCAACAACATAAAGTTCGTTGACAACTTTTTCCGAGCCATCCTCCATCGTCTTTTGGTATTTGATTTTTGTCTCATACCAAGTACTAGTTCTCGCTCTCATTACTCACCATCCTTTCCGTCTTCAGCCAAAGATGCGATTTTAGCGAAAATTTCTTTGGCAATATCGCCTTTGATTTCGATGCATCTTACGTTGCCATCGTTATCACCGTCACCTTCACCATTGTGGAGTGTTTCATCCTCGTTCTCCAGACGTTTGCGAAGATCCAAATTCTCGTTGTCGTGCAACAACTGGTCGAGAATCAGTACACAATTTGTCTTCTCAATTTCTGCGTCATCACGAACAACCTCATCAGTACTATTGATGATTTTCACCAATTCCTCGTACTCTTCCTTGGTCTCACAATTACGTGCGACACAACCGATAACCTTAAAGCGGTCAATCTCGAAAACCAACTTAATTTTGTCTTTTGCCATAATAGCTAATATTTAATTAAACAATAATAATCTTTCTCTTTCAACTCTTTTCTTTTTGCATCGCTTTACGCTAGCCTTGCAAAGTTCAGTATTATCTCTGTAATAATCTCTTTGCTTTTGCAGTCTTTCTTCACGATTTCTCATATATCTTTCGTGGTCGAGCTGGCTGCGCCTTGATTCACTTCTCATTTTGCTAATCTTCTTTATCCAAACCTAGCATCATTGATATTGCGCCAACGACTGCGAACATAAGAGCGGTTGCAGCAAGCGCAAACAAAATTATACTCATAACTCAAAACATTTGATTGCTTTCTTGCCGCATACTGCCTTGCTTGCGAAGTTGATTATCTCAGCAGCAAGAACAAGAACAAGCATAACAACAAGATAGCTAATATAAAACATACCTTTCATTATCCAAAAGCTTTTTTAATCTTTTCTATCTTTTCAGAATTTAATCTACGATAACAATCGAAGTAGCCAGTTACATATATGGAGAACAGATTCAAAGCTCTCATATTAAAGTAATCATCGTCACAAAAATCCAATATCTTACAAACTAACGCCCAAGGCTCATTTGGGTCTAATCCCATAATTTTCATACGCTCAAAATCGCCTTTTGTCAATGGGTCTTTCTTTAATTCTTCAATCGTTAATCTCGCCGTTTTACACCTCCAATACTTAAAAATACCGATGATAGCCGTCAAATTTCAAGAGTGCTACTATTTCTAGCAGTGTACCATTATCGTTCTTGCCCAAGGAGCACTATCATCGATTGGGCTTGGTTATGAAAAAAAATAATATCCAAAGAATAATCGGTGCAGTGCTCAGACTATTACATAGTGAACATCACGCAAGTTCCACCACACCGATTCACGTGAATTGCATATATAAGGGCAAATGAAAAGTTATATACCCATAGTCAAAACAGGCTCGGCTGCATCATTTCCAACTGAATGCGCTTGCAAGCCTTGTCGTAATATTCTTTGTTAATTTCAAATCCGATGAAGTTCCGCTTCTCCCTGATGCACGCAATTGCTGTAGTGCCACTTCCCATACAGTTATCAAGAACGCACCCCCCCACATTGGTATAAGTCCTAACGAGATAACGAATTAAATCCACTGGCTTCTGTGTAGGGTGAATTTTCTCTTTATCTCGTTTGAAAAATATAATATCGTTTGGAAAACGTTCTCCATTGTTGATGGTTGTAATTGGCTTGGAATGTTTGTAATCGTAATTTGTGGATGATATTCCAGTCTTATTACTTATATAAGGCTTGCAACCATGTATCATCTGAGGATTGTATATCATCGCCAAATTCTTATCTTTTACAAAACAAGCACTAGATTTAGAAAATACCAAAATATTTTCATGAATCTTCATAGGAGCAAAATTACTATTTAAGAATCCAGTAGCATTTTCTTTTTGCCATACAATTTCGTACTTAAAATCATTCAAGTTGCTACAGGCGAGCACGGCAGCAAAAGGCATTTGAGAAAACAAAATTATCGCACCGTTTTCTTTGATTATTCTGTTATAATGAGTCCAAAGGTCATTAAGAGGGATAACGCTATCCCATTCATTCTTGGTCGTGCCATACGGCAAATCGCATATAATGCAATCCACGCTTTCGTCAGGAATCCTTTTCATTCCCACTAGGCAATCCTCATTGTATATCTTATTCAATTCTATCATGATGGTAAATCAAAATAAACTTGCTTGTGTATATCGCTTTCGCTTTTCAAGCTGCGGAGATACCTCAAACATATCATTACTTATGTATCTCTTTACATTATCTACACCTTGTGAATAGATTTGTTTCTTGATTTCAAAGCCATAAGCCTTTCTCTGCATTGATGCTGCTGCAACAATACTACTGCAACTACATGCTGTTGGGTCGATAACGACATCATCGGGGTCTGTAAATAACCCTATCAGCTTTTTCAGAAGTGGAATAGGTTTTTGTGTCGGGTGACTACGTGGCATACCTAAATCTCTCGGAAATTCCATACAGTTCATAACCATTTCTCCGTGATTATTAAACTTAGGCAGCTTGTCACGATAGAGTATCAGACCATATTCACAGTTGCCAACAACCTTCATATTGGCTTTCAAGACCTGTGCAGAATAATTCTTTCTGAACACCAAAGGGATGCAACCCTTGAATCCGTACCGCTCGCCTAATTCCTTATAATAGAATTGCTGCTCCCAACCGCAAAAGATAATCATACAAGGTGCTTTACCTTTTTCTTTTGGCTCTGGTCGTAACATCTGTGAGCAAAAGTGCATAAACTCGGCAGGACGGAAATCTTTGTCAGTATCGAAAAACTCCTCACCTGCAAGTTCGCTTTCACCATTTTTGTTATCTCCATCCTTGTACCAAGACGGATTGCTTGCGTAAGCATTAACACCGAGATTATAAGGTGGGTCAGCTAAAATTAGTTGAGCTTTCGGTATGTTATAATGCCCGAAATTCTGAAAATGTGTATTAAATACACCTATTCTATTATGAAACGTTCTGAACTCAGGTTCTATCTTTAATTCAATATCATCAACTGTATGTTTCATTTTAAACTGTTTTTAAAAGGATGCTTCGTCTCCTACGTTTCTAAAGACACACCGCATGCCAAACTTACGAGAGGTTTTATTTCCTCTTGGTGCGTTTTCGATTCATACTCTTGCCCAAAGAGCAACTCCACATCCTATTCTACGACAACCTTAGTCGGCGTAGGGGCGGTTTACATAACTAACTATAAATTTTAAATAAATTATGAATGAAATTAAATCTCAAAATAACTATTTCCGTCAGGTGGGTAGTCGATTATCTTCCATTCATTCTTTTTGATATGGATAGCTTCACGAAAAACCACAAACGGCTCACCATTATGACGTTTCTTGTTGTGTGCAACAATCTTATTGATACACCCCTTGGCAGTTATTCTGAACTCCCTGAGAGAATGAGTGTACTTAGATTTCACATCACATACAATCAACTTTTTATCTTCCCAAAATATGAAGTCTGGTTTATAGCTATGACCGCTAACCATCAGTCTTTTATCGTACCGAACCTTTGTTTTGAGTTGTTTCGGCACAATCATATAAAGGGATTTGAATATACTGAGTTTTACTTGCCTATGAATACAAGAAACTCTTTTATCAGCAAGGAGAATTTGGTGATACAGATATTCTTCCCTACTGTCGTATTCAGTTCCGTCACGAGCCAAACACTTGTGTTGCATTACCCTAACCATAACTAATACTCCTTAGATACGTTATAAGGATTTTTCACAAGGTTAGCGTAAGCCTCGCAACCATATCTCTGAACCTCTCCAGTGGAAAACTGAACGATGTAATCGCCTGTACGTGCTATCAAGCTGCCTCTTGTGCAATTATCCTTGATTTGAACCGTTATAGATTTGCCGTCCTCGCCTACATCAACCCTTGCCAAGAATCTTAGTTTTTGGAGCTGTTTCAGGTTGTCTCGGTGAACCTTTATGCTATATATTACTTTCATCTTTCTTTTTTTTGTTAAAACCTTGGCGGCAGACTAACTTAATAATCTGACCGCCAAGGGAAAACAGTTTAATTTTTAAAATTTAATCATTTCTATACGACAAAGTAAAAAATGCGCCCTTAGATGGTATCGAGCCATCTTCTCTACATACTGGTCGGAGCATTAAATATGCGTATGTAGCGCATTACCTAATTGCTTTAAGGGCAAAACTCAACGACTTATCCCAAGCAGTTGAGAAAAAAATAAATTATTTAAGTAAAACAAAACACTTAAAAAGTGTCGATTCCAAATAAAGTACAACTACTTTCACAAGCTGTCATACAAGTATGAAAGATAATTAATAATTAAAAAATGTATTGAGTAGTTCCAGACTGAATCGAACAATCTCTAAGAGAACCAAAATCTCTTGTGCTACCGTTACACCATAGAACCATGAAGCATCATATTCTCACGAACTTGATGCTAAAATTTAGAAAACTAATTAACTTTACCTTATAACCTTATAACCAAAAAAATGAGTGTTGCAGAGTGCAGGATTCGAACCTGCGACCTCTAGGACATGAACCTAGCGAGCTACCACTGCTCCAACCTGCGATTTGTGCAGCCTATCTTCACAGACAGACTGCATTGCCATCATTGTCAAATTCAAATTCAAATTTTGTTAATTAAAATATAAACAAACAAGTAATCAAATAAAATATTTATGCAAAAACATTTAGAACTTTGGAGATATTGTCGGATTCGAACCAACACTTCCATACGATAAGAACGGTATCTTCAAGTTGTATGACGTGCTTCCGTTTACACTAAATATCTCTTTGTTGTTATTTAATTAAAGTATTGAGAAGTAATCTCTACTTTAAGTAGTGTTTAAGTCTCATTCTTTGACTTAACTCTGTTCAGAGTTAGCTAGACTTCTATATTCGTAATAAACGTTGTACTATCTAATAATAATAATTGAAAATTTGTGCAGGGAGGCGGAATCGAACCGCCACTATCTCACACGATAAGAAGAGGTATCATCTATTGTGCGAGGTGTGCAAGAATACCACTTACACCATACCCTGCTGTTTTATGTATCTAAAACCATGGAACTTTCTGTCGTTTGTGAATGCCACGATATTAATCGTTTCCGTATTCCCGATACAGCTAGCATTGACGTTCCGTATGACACTCCATACATATTATAAATATCTTACACGTAAGATTGCAATAATACATACTTCGACTAGAATACTACATAGCAAACGATACAGACCTATATTATGCCCTTTGCTTGTGCTGATGTTTCAGCATAGTTCATCGGTATAGTCTATGTAATATCTGTTACTGACTAGTTTTTCGTATGTCGTGCGTCCTTTTCGCCAGGTCACGGCATCCATTGATGCTCTCCGGCTACTTCTTTTCCACGCATACTATGTTCTGTGCGTCAATATGTCAAAGAACAATTCTTTCATGTCCGTTCATTGAAACTCTCATCTGACGCAAGATTGCGCTGCCCGAACGACCTACTTTATAAGGTATAAGGACTTACCTTTGCGCCGTCAGAGAGGAATTCAACTACTAAACGGAACTAAAAAAAGAGTGTGACTGAGGCGAGGCTCAAACTCACGACCCGGTGATTAGGAATCAACCTGCTCTATCCAACTGAGCTACTCAGTCTGATTGGGGCGAAATAAGCTAAACGAACAGACATCGCCCCAAAGTATCTACCGCTGTAGATAAAACCCAAATAACTAATAACTAACAATCATACTCTCACGAGCAAATGAAACAAATCTATAACTTTAACCATACCAATATTTCAACACACTTTATGTTCTTCAATGAGCTCATCTATATCAGACTTTTTAAAGAATGCGGTGTTACCTATCATATAATGATGAATCTGACCGCTCTTTCTCAAGTCGTGTATATAACCAGTGCTCATGCCAATATACTTGGCGAACTCTTTTGTAGAGAGCCATATCTTTTCGACAGGCTCTACTGATACTTTCTTACGAGGCATACGCTTAATCTTTAACCAATTCCTGTTCTATAGTCGGTATAACACCTCGACTCTTCAGCTCATCATACAAAAACAGCCTACCTTTCTGAGTCCATTTTGTATGCATCACAGACCCTGATGTTCCATTCGAATGAACGATAGGGACTGTCTCGGAATGAACATATCCGCAAGGTAGATATTTCGCATACAAGATCCACTGGCCACCGACCTTGTGCTGAATACCATAGTTTCTGAGCATTATATTGAATGCCTTTGCTGACTTTCCGTAGTCCTGAGCTATCTGAGTAGTCGTTACAGTTTCCTTACTTGCCAATATCATATCAACGTAATTGACTTTTGGTTTCATATAAGAAATTGTACTACTTAGCTCAACAATTTCCTTATCCTTTGCATAATTCTCGGTTTCTAGTGCTTTTATGCGCTCATCTCTCCTTTTAAGAGTAGCTTTAGCGACAATAAGAGCTCTAGCCATCAAGTCTTCCTCGGACTCTTCGTCAGCCATGGTCATATACCCTCCATCTTGACGAATACTAGGAAGAACTTCACTCGTTACCCATCTTTTAAAGTCCTTTGCTTGTGGTAACTTGCTACCAAAAATCAAGGCATAAAGACCAGACTCGCTTATGAAGTTCGTATTCTGCTTTCTTCCTTGGGAATCTATGACCTCACGTTTCGTTAGGTCATCGTCATCAACGTGATCACCAACAGCTTTCCAGGGATTTGAAAATCCAAGTGCCTTACATACATCACTTGCACAAAACAGAGGTTCTTTCTCTGTCCCCTCGATTCTAATAGTCCCAAACATCGGACTAATCTTCTTTAAGTGAATATCGTTCATATTTTACATATTTAAGTTTACTACTCAACCGGAACAGCGGTGATAATCGCTGTATGGTTCTTGTAATCTGCCGAGGTTGAGTATTTAAGCACGCCCTTCGGCAAATCTTCGTATTGAGCGAGCTGATAAGCATATGTTACTGCCGACCGAACTGCTCTTGCGGACTCAAGCAGGAAGACTTCAAATTTTCCTGGTTTGATGCCCAATATGTCCTGTTTTGTTATTCTTGCAACTTTTTTCATCTTTGTTACTTAAATAATTCATTAAAAATTTGGAGGTATGCGAAAAAAGTCGTATATTTGCAGTGTCAATGTAAGGTACGTACTTTCGGTCGCACAAGCCTCCGTTTGTAACGGCTTTGTTGGTTACTCGACCGTTAACGAGTGCAAAGGTACATGAATTTCGTGTAATAACCAAGTGATTTACACGTTTTTCTTGTACCAT